ACAGGGTTAGTATGCCAAGGCGTCGAATGTTTTTAGACATAAGTTGTGTCGATGCTGCGAGAGAGCGAATGCGTCACGTGTACGATACGTTTGATACAGTCTGTGTTCAATTCAGTGGTGGTAAGGACTCGACAGCCTGTCTGTATCTCGCAAAAGAGATACATGAGGAGCGTGGTCTTGGGCCTGTTAAAGTAATCTTCCGTGATGAGGAAATGCTTTCTCCTGCGGTAGAGGAGTACGTAAAGCGTGTCAGCAACTATGATTGGGTTGACATGGAGTGGTATTGCTTACCGCAGGGCCAAGAGTTGTGGGTTTTGGGACGCAGGCAGTATGTGTTGCTGTGGTCAAAGAAGCGAGAGCGCAGTGGGCGGTTGTTCAGACCTTTTCCTGAAGGGGTATTTAGGGCAGAGCACTTTGGCCTTGATCCAGAGAAAGCTATCCCTCGCAAGATTGACGAATACACTATGCACGGAAAGAAAGGGCGCACGGCATTCATTACTGGAATCAGGGCTAACGAGTCTATGATCCGCTATCGAACAGTGACACAAAAGCTGCACGAGAATTATATCAATCGCCCTTTCAAACTTTCCAAGGCCATACCCATGCGGTTCGCTAAGGTCATCTACGACTGGACTTCCGATGATGTACTGAAGTTTATCCACGAAGAGCATGACGGCGAGTACTGTGCTTATTATGATTATGCTGCAATGAGTGGGGCTAATCAGCGAGTCGGAATCCCTCTTCATTCAGTTGCGGCTCGACGCTTGTCGGATGTTTTGCGTACCGAGCCTGATTTCTACGACGAACTGTACAGATGCTTTCCTAGCATTGAGGCGCAGCGTCAGTTGTGGGGCGAGTACGACATTGAAGCAGCTATTGACCTTTATGCTGATGAAGGTTGGAAGGGCGTCAAGCACTGCGTTGACGACAATGTTTTAACACCAGGACTGCATAGAGCTGCGATGGTGTATGCAAATAACTTTAAGAAGAAGCACGCCACAGACCCATACGGATATCCAGTAGACCATTTGATTAGAACTTTGCTTTTAAATTCTTTTATGGGTTCTCCTAGTCCTGTCGGTCCTAAAACGAAGGCGCACAGTAAACGAGTTGCGCTATTGGATGAGGAGACACAGCAGTTAATGGATGCGGACAGTCTTGACATTCAAGACGACACTCGGTAAAGTAAGACAATGGATTATTGCAAAACCTCTGAGTTAAGCCCAGCGAAGTGGTCATCAGCGTGCTACCTTGTTAAACCTGATTACAAGCGACTGTCATCGTCTATTGATACGTACGGTGTTCTTAGTCCTATTGTAATTCAGAAAAATGGTACAATCATCGACGGGTACCATAGGTGGATAATCGCAAATGAGATGAAAATTAAAAAGGTTCCTGTGGTTGTTGTAAATTGCGACGACGTGGCGGCCATGCTGCTACACATTGACCTGAATAGATACCGTGGCATTGTTGTTGCTAAGTACCTCTCTAGGTTGATGCAGCGAATTATGCAGTCACAGCGGTACACCGAAGAAGAATTACGCACCAGGCTAGGCATGACCTACGATGAATTTGATGTCTTGCTAGACGGGACCCTAATTAAGATGCGTAAGATTAAACAGCACACGTATTCTCCGGCGTGGGTTCCGATTGAATCAAAAACCGGAGAAGACCTTCATATTGAGCGGCCCACGGGTCATTCCGAGCAAGCATAGGAGACTAACATGGATATGAATGCATATCAAGCGGCGGCGAAGGAAACAGCAGTTTTCCCACCAGACCAGGGCATTGTCTATACCGCCTTGGGACTAGCTAGCGAAGCGGGTGAGGTGGCCGACAAGGTTAAAAAAGCAATTAGGGATAAGGACAGTGTTTTTTCTGACGAGGTTCGGGAGAGCATCAAGAAAGAACTAGGGGACGTGCTGTGGTATGTTTCAGGACTTGCTTGGGAACTTGGATATTCTTTGGATGAGGTAGCAGCCGGAAACATCGCAAAGTTGGCTAGCCGGTATAATCGGGGCACGATTGGTGGATCGGGAGATGACCGATAAAGCATGGTCCACCCTTGTACACGGTAGGGCAGAAGATGACGGTACATACGAAGTTGATAATATCTTGCGGAAAGGGTTAGCCGACTACTTAGTAGTGACTAACCCTATTTTCGTATATGATCGCTTTCAGATGGCGTATGTGCAAATTCCCAATCGCTTCGCTACTGGACGTGAAGTCTCAGACGGCGACACCTGCCGTTTAGACAGTTGGGAAGTGGTTAAAGACCGCTATGAGGTTGAGCAAAATCAGAAGATTTTGTCTCGGGCTATTTCCTTAGTAAATAAGTATGGTGATGCTGCCAAGTTGATGGGGTGTGGTGTTTTAGATGAGGGCCGTAAGTTTTTTGCTGTTGTCCATACTGGGTCATTGTCGATCAAGCTAGCTAACGGTCAGACAGACGTAGTTGATTCATACGTGGTTGTTATGTCATCCCACGACGGCAGCATTCCGATCTGCTACTACAACCTTGACAGTAGACGCAGCACCCATAGTGTTTACAGATTTAGTGCCTCTAAGGAGTGTGAGTTCAGTATCCGAAAGCGCCACACTCCAAGTGAGGCCGACTTAGACGGAGAAGCAAAGGAGGTATTGAATATGCGTGCGGCATGGTCGCAGCATGTAGTGGGTACGATATCTAGTATGTCTGTCCCTATTTCAGAGGCTTACATCACAACTACACTGGAGACTATGTGGCCGCTGCAAACTGCAAACACCGAGAAGAAGCGGGAGCATATCGAGTCAGTGCATAGTAGGGTTAAGACGCTTTACTTGGCTCCACACAATAGTGGTGCCTATGGACCTAGTAAGTGGGCTTTATTTAATGCAATGACCGAATATATTGATTTTCATAGAAACATCCCCGACAGGGAAGCAGCGCAGCACGCCTTAGAAATTGACAACTTTAGTCATCGCCTAAAACTTGAAGTGCACAAATGCATGAGTTTGTAATTTAGGGAGATAAAATGCACAAGTCAACTTCTTTAGAGTATGATTTCAATTTTACGCCGGATACCCATACCTAATCCGGCGCACAGGTTAAATCCGTGGACAGCGGCGTCCACTTGGTCATCGTGGACTCGTGCTTCAGGGAATGCTGACAGTTCGTCAATAAAGTCTGTGTTCCAAGCCGCCCGGACTATTTTTACGTTTCCGTTAGCAACCGCAGCCGCAAAAGGTTTGGCCCTAGTCGCTTTGTTACCAGTGGCTCTTTGACCAGAGAAGTCGTACCCTGCCAAGACATAACGGGCGTATTGGTCTACTAAGTTTTTGCCTGCTGATCCCGGCTCTTGTTCCATTTGAATTGTTATATCGGGGCCATCTTCTTCAGCCGTTTCCTTAATAAACTTTTCAACCTTCTCTCCTTTTGCACGGAGGCGGCGGACATCTAGAATGTAAAAGATACCGTTATCGAAGGCTCCAAGGCACCCAACGGTCCAGTCGGGGTCAGGATTAGACTTACTTGGTTCGGTTCCTGCTAAGTCCCAGAAACGTACAACGGTGGTGTCTTTACTCAATTCGGGCATTTCGTTTGGTTCTATGATCTCAAGGTTGTTGCGATCAAACATTGATCCTAGTGTCGTGGCCCACCAGTCACCAAACTCTAGACGCTTGCGTTCGATAGGGTCTAGTTCTGCAAGCATGGCCCGATATGAGTTGGCATCAATTCCGGGGTTGTCGGTCAGCATTGAAGGGATGAAGATACGCCCCTTCTCTTTACCCTCGACTAAAAAACGTTGGCGCACCCAGTTAGGTGCGGGGTTAGTTGCACATCGCATCCGTAAGGGTACGGTAGATAGCGGGCCGCTAGGCGGGCGGCGCAAACGTGAGAACATGTAGCGATAGTCGGATTCTCTGATTTCAGTAATCTCGTCCATTCCGATGAACTGAAACTCCGAACCTTTATAGCGTAAGTAGTCGTTTACGTTGTTGAGGTAACCAAATGTTATTCGTGCCCCACTGGGGAAAGTTGCAGTGTAGGCGTTTGCATTCCAATTAACATCGTCAAACTGCATAATCCATTCTCTGAAACGGTCCATTAGAGCGCCGGGGAGTGCAAGGTCAGCGTATGTGCGCCTGAACAAAATAGCGCTGTAGTTTGGAACGTCCACGTATTGTAGGGCGGCCATAATAAGCGCTGATGACTTTCCTCCGCCAGCGGCCCCACCAAACATTACTTCTTGGCCTTCTGACCGTAGAAAAACTTTTTGAGTGAGTGAGGGTTCTTCAACCCAGTAGTCAGATCGCTTTGGCTCTAAGTATTCTTTGATTTTTTCCCAGTTGGGTGTCTCTGTGGACATATCTGCTTGTCTCCTAGACAAATAAAAGGTACAGTATACTTATGAAGAATATTCTAAATCGCTCCGGCGCTGCTCACATGCTGATAGGCGTCGGTATAACATTAATAGGCGTTGGTCTTAGTATACTAAGTTTGGGGTGGGGTCTGGCAAGCGCTGGCCTTGCTTGCGGGATTTACGGCTATCTCTTAGGGGCTGAATAATGGCGTGGAACTCAAGTTCAAACAAATCTCTTCAAGCTGGAATTGATGGGCAGCAGAAAGCCGCACCTATTTCAGTAGGTGCCCCAGTGTCGTACAGCCCATCGTTGAGTTTGGATGGCCGTGGGTACCACGATGGTTGGGATATTGTTAAGGCTTACAAGGAGGGGGTATCTAAGGTTACTTGGGTGTTCCGGTGTATTGATGTTATTTCATCAAACCAGGCACGGTTACCTATGATGTTCCGTAAGGATAACAGCCCATTTGGTGAAGTGGTCGGGGATCACTCCATGTTGAAACTGTTCAACAACACCGCAAACGTTGGTGAGAACGCTTTTGCTTTCAGGTATCGTTTGTCTGCACAGTTGCTTATGAGCAGCCGTGGTGCTTTTGTCGAAATTGTTAGGGGGCGTGGTGGGAAGCCTATTGCATTGCACTTGCTGCCGCCTCAAACTACTTCGCCCATTCCAGACGTGAGCAAATTTGTGAAGGGGTATGAGGTTAAGATCAGTGCTCTGGAAACACGCACTATTAAACCTGAGAATGTTATCTGGATTCGCCGCCCACACCCGCTAGACCCCTATCTGTCTATGACTCCGATGGAGGCTGCGGGCGTTGCTATTGAACTAGAGAACTTAGCTAAAATGTATAACCGCAACTTCTTGATTAACGATGGCCGACCGGGTGGCTTGTTGGTTCTTCGTAGTGAGATTGCCGATGAAGATAAAGAGGAACTTCGTTCCCGCTTCCAGGGTAACATTGGGCGTACAGGGTCGGTGGGCGTTATTTCGTCGGATGATGGTGCTGATTTCGTAGATACTGCTGCTAGCCCACGAGATGCGGCTTATGTGCAGATGCGAACGATAACAAAAGAAGAGATTCTTGCTGCGTTTGGTGTACCGGAGTCGATTATTGGTAACTCGTCCGGTCGAACTTTCTCTAATGCTATGGAAGAAGGCAAGGTATTCTGGATGGAAACCATGTCTCCGCACCTTGACTTGATTGCTCGTTCGTTTGATAAGATTGACGATACATACTTTGTTGACTTTAACGTGGACAACGTGCCAGTTCTTGTGCTTGCCAAGCAAGAGCGGGAGCGCTACAATCTTACAGAGTTCCAGGCTGGCTTGATTAGCGCAAATGAATACCGTTCGTTATCCGGTAGAAAAACTGTTGTTTCCGATATTGCAGACTCTCTCTTGTCTAACCCGAATCAGACACCAATTGCAAACACAGAAAAAGCCATGAATGATCAGACTAATGTTGAAAGTGGCGTTCCTCTAGATATTCAGGCACAGAATGCTCAGCAGTCGGTGGTCACAGAGTTTAGCCCAGAAGAGGGAGGCTTTGTGGAAGCAGGCACGGTAACAGGTACCGAAAACATTGAAGCCCCCGCATCATCAGTTCCAAGCGAATTACAGGATGATGAAGCGGAGGGTAAGAAGAGTCTCCCTTTTCATCAGACCTAAAGTTTGATAAGTTCGATTCGCTAGCGAGTAGGTACTCAACTTGGGAAGAAAAAGCGTTATACAGGGTTGACTCTTTAGAAGATCAACTCTCTAAGCGGTTAGACACTATCATTGACACTCAAGAGCAGACAGTTCTTGATGCAATCGCCACACAAGCAGCATCGGCGTTACTTACACTAGGCGAAGATGCCAACTTTGCTTCGATTGTCCCCATGTCGGCCTTAGCTGTAAGCACCATACCGCTTACCGTTTTGATGAAAGACATTTATCAACAAGCTATATCTGACAATATAGAAGAAGGTTATGGTGACTCTGTAACCGCAGAGCAGGCAGATGCGGCCATCTCTGCACATATAGCTACGGTAAACAATTTCAACTTTACGACACAGAATCAAGTTGAAGCGGCACTTGCTTCTGCGGCGCTAGGCCGTGACAAGGACGGCAGCGACCTCAACATTACTTTCAAGATAATTTTGGCTACTGTGCTGATTAAAGCAGTTTTCAATAAATTAAGGAGTAAGCGCAAGTCCATGATTGTAGATTCTGCTGTTTTTGGCCCGTATAATCAGGGGCTTTTCGATTCTGCGGCCAACGCCAATACTGGTATTAATAAACAGTGGATTGCGTTGAAGGATGAGCGTGTGAGAATTAGCCATAAGCAGTTGAATGGCGATAAGTTGCCTGTTAGTAGTGCGTTTTTTGTAGACGGCGTTCCAATTAGATTCCCGCACGACCCTTTGGCTCCTCCTGGGTTGACAATTAATTGCCGGTGTGTATTGAAGTTTACGAGATAATATATAAACCCCTCGCACACTTTTTATATAAACCCTCTCCAACGGGTCAGTTAGGGAGTGTACTATATAAGTGTCGCAGTATTCTTAAGGAGAGACATGACCACTTTAGTTGAGCATTCAGATGTTGTTGAGAACACTGATCCCGCCTTTGATTTTAAAGCAATTTCAGGACAAATCGGCATTGACAAGGCACAAGGCGTTGTTGAAGCCTTTGTTTCCGGTATAGGTAATAAAGATTCAGTCGGTGACGTTGTAGTTTCAGGGGCGTTTAACGGCTCTCTTAAACGGCGTAAGCCTCGTGTTGTGTGGGGCCATGACTGGAACCAGCCTATCGGCAAGGTCCTAGAAATATATGAAGTACCCAAGAGCGATCCTCGCCTCCCAGAAAAGATGAAGCAGGCCGGAATTGGTGGGCTATTTGCCAAGGTTCAGTTCAATCTCAACACTGAGCGTGGCCGTGAAGCATTTGCGAACGTAGCCTTTTACGGTATGGACCAAGAGTGGTCAATCGGTTACAAGACGATCACAGCAGATTTTGATGCTGGGCGTCAAGCCAACATGCTAAAAGAAGTTGAGTTGTATGAAATGTCTCCTGTCCTTCATGGGGCCAACAACCTTACTGGAACAATTTCTGTTAAAGACGACAGTGAAGGTGCTGTTGAAAAGGGTGGAGTGTACGACATGGATGCTGCCTCCAATCGAGTTGATGCCTTGTCAGCAATGATGGGCAGGATGCTATCCCAAGCCCTCAAGAAGCCAGTTCAGATTTTAAGTATCGCCGGAAACTCTGTCGTATTTCAGACGGGTGAGGACATAATGTGGATGGCTACATTCACTCGTGAGGGAGACCGTATCATAGTAGGTAAGCCCACCCGAGTAAAGCCAAAAACTGTTTATGCCCCAGTTGGTGATGCGGTTCCACCCTCAATGATGATTAAAGACCCGGATGAGAAAGACGCTCAAGAGCCAGCGGGGATTCGGGATGCTGACGACGAGCAGGGAACTTGGGCTACGCCCGATATTGCACTGGCGTGGTCAAAGACGTTCGGGTGCGCAGGATATCACTCCCACGGTGGAGGGTACTTGCCTTGCGAGTCGCATGAAGAGTATGAGGAAGCATTGAAGAAGTTTGATGGTAATGCTAACATCAACTCACACAATAACTACTTAGCCGGTGTAGTGGATGAAGAAGCTAAGGACGCTTCTTGCGGGTGCGAGTCAGAGAAGAGTGATTGTGCTTGTGACGTGGAGGAAAAGGGCG